AAAACTTTTGGTCCGTATTCATAAAATTCTCCAACTGCACTGCGAATGGTGTCAATCGCTTGTGCTTCTGGTCCAATTGAGTCACTCTTCACACACTTTGTGAGCATCTTCTCAATGGATGACCATTCCAATGGGCAACGCACCTTGTCCTCATCGATCACAAATCGTCTTTTCAAGAATGAAACTTGATCAATGTGGATATAAGGCACTGATTCTGATTCCTTATCCGCCATAGTATACACCACTCCAATCTTCAGTAAATTCGCTGAAATGGACGTGTGATTGAACCATGGAATTTCCTTGGACACTCCAAAGACATTGTCGTCACCATAAGTCATGAGTGCCACGTAGCGAAAGAAACTTCCTACCTCATGCTCAGGATTCAACTGGAAATACGTGTACATCAAATACAACACATTGACGATACAATTCAGAATCACAGTCAAAGCATTCCCAGAAGGGTTGGAACCATTGAACATCACAAAATCTCCCTGCACATCCGTCACCGGATACGCAGTATCTTCAGCGATGCACGAAATAATCTTCAATTGTTCTTCAGTCCAACCCGCCTTCTTTAGGACCACTTTGATAACCTCATAAGCGGCAAGAATGATCACGGCTTCCATGCGTTTGTCAAATTTGGCATAATCTCCTGCAACCATTTGATCCAAGCCGAATTTGGTCAAGAACTCATACAAATGTTTCCAATTGCAACTTTTGCAGTTCAATCCAGGTGCACCCATGAACAATTGTGAGTTGTTCTGGAACACTCGGACGAATGTCAATAAGTTCTGGCGGACAACAAATTGCCAGGCTGCTGGACCACCCATAAAGCCGCGAGTTTTCTGTGCCAGAATCTTTGCTTGCTCTGTGGCTGTATCTTTCAAGCTCATGACAAAAACAGGCATAGCTCTCTCACCTCGCTCGTACTTTTCTCGAATTTCCGCAACCTCTTGCATAATTTCGGGTGTGTACTTTACGGCGTCTTGATAAATCTCATCTGGTTCAACAGGAACCAGGAATTGGCGCTTCGATTTACGATAGGGATACCCCATACTCGTATCACGATTGATCTTATCAATGAACTTGACACCAGGATAGCCGTTCAAGGTGGATTTGTCATCCAAAGGAAACATTTCTGCTAATTGATCAGCAGGGAGAGAATCTCCAAGGTGAGTTCCCAACACTTTGACACACAAATCCAAA